AATTGCTCCACTTACAAATTGATCTGTTGGAATACCCGTTAATCCTGTACCTGGACCAGAAAATTGTGTACTTGCGGTTATAGTACTACCTGCTATTGTATTGGAACCCGCAATTTTACCATAAAGTGCATCGGATGATTCTCTTATAAAAACATTACCCCCAACATCAACGTTACTGGTTGTATAAATACTCGTAACTGGATTCGTAAACTGAACCGTATTTGAGGTTACGTTACCTTGGTTTACTATGTTTTCAACCGTAAGGTTTGAGAGGTAATACGAATCACCCCTATAGTTTTGTGCATTTACGTTACCGACGGTATCTAACGCGTATATTGATTGTGTTGGTACATTTAATTGAACCTGACCTTCATTACCAATACTTATGGCATGACCAGGTGCCGTGTTCGCTACACCTATTTTTGACGAAGTGAGTGTACTTGTATGTATTGTACCAGAAACCTGAATTTTATTAGTTACACTTTCATCGATACTAACAGAAGACCCCGTTGTAAATTTATTAGCTCGAGCCGTACCTTCAACACGAAGTGTGTTGGTATCACCCGTTGGCCCACACATGAAAACCTTATCCTTTACCGATAAGGCGTGTATTGGCGCACTATTTGCAACACCAATATTAGAGCTTGTTATGAAAGATGTTATAGCATTACTAAACTGAACTGTATTTGAAGTTACATTACCTCTATCTGTAGATGCTTGTAAAGTGACACCACCTAGAAGGGTTGTAGGAACACTTGAATCAACAATTTCCTTTGTGACAGACGAATAACCTATAAGGTTAGAACCTGCCAATTCAGCAACGCGGAGTGGCGCCATATAAATAGAATTCGCATTCGTGACATTAATTGCTTCATCTGTCGCATTAAAAACAATTGTATTTTCAGCCTGATTCTCAGAAACGTGTTTACCAAACCGGATTTTGGTAGACCGTTCAATGGTAGGTATGTTTTTAACCATATTAATATAAGTATGTATTTTAATTTGCATAGATGAGACCGGCTAAACCATTTTCAATTCTGAGAATGTTATAGTTAACTGCATATATAGGATCGGATATATTTCGGGCTTGGCTATGTATCTTTGCTGAATCTAAACGACTAAAATTAAGTGTTCCTGTAGGCTGGAGAGAACTTGTCGATAAACAAAAAGAGTATAAAAAGAAATCGGGTGACGTTACGAATGGGGTGTGGTAATAGTTTTGTACCTCCATAAAATGTGGTTTTCCCCATCTAAAATTACCGATATCGAGACCATTAATTTCAATTTTAATCTTATTATCGGCGGATGTCAATGCACCATTAACTGATGTATCTGAACACGCGAGGTATTTGACTGGATGATTAAACGTAAGTTCTTGTGTAAGTTCTTGTGATGGTATACTTTTTTGAACTTGTGTGATAAGAATATCATGGTTTCGAGAAACAATATTACCACGTTCCTCGTTATCGAGGTAATAGTAATTTGAATAACACTCAAAGTTGTATGCTCCCGCTTGTGATCCCCAGTGAATACGTAATTCAACTTCATGGTATTGTAAAGCAACGATTGGTAATGCACACTGTGGACCTTCACAAAAGAAAAACCTTAACGGGTAAAAGTATGAACGTGCACTCACACCTGGGTGTGTCCCGTTAGAACTCTTTGAAACATTTGATGCAAATGTATCTATGGCTATTTTTTCTGTAAAGACTGCATCTTGCGTATCTACAACTTGTCCACCAATAAGTAATTCGACCTTATCTACGAGTTCGGTCCAATCTCCATAATCGAGTGCTTTTGTGTTATCGTCTATAGTAAAATATGTGTATCCTAATAAATCACCTGAACGTGGGAATTTTATGGATGACATTGAATTGTTTTTCACAGCTCCCTGTATCGTTTGCTTTTCGATGGATTGTGAAAAATTAGAATGTCTTTTAAAAGTTGAGTTAAAGAATGATATCTCTGGATTACCCATTATATGTTCATCTTGAGCACCAATGGCAATGAGTTGAACAATACCGGAAGACATTTATATTAATAAGAGGTTAAAATTATAGGTACGTAACGCCCTGAAATAATTAGTAAGGCATGTTCCTTTTTTTGCAAACGAATTTAAAAACGAAAATGGCATCGCCACACGCCAGTGTATCACCAGCTTGGTCGTCTAAGTTAAAAGTTACTCTATCGAGTTTTCTGATTGGGTTATAATATTGTTGAATAATTGGATACTCGTTTCTAAAGAACACGGCTGTTTGATTGGAGGCGGAACCATGTTTTTCATGTTGACACAAGATCGTTCCAAAAATACCGTTAAGGTGGTTATCGGCATCATCGAGATCTTTTTTCCCGCGTTGCGTGAAATGATTTTTAAGTTCCTCTATACCGATGTGTACACACCTCGTGGCATTATCGGTTATGTTAATACTCGCGGTGAGTAATTGTACCTGGACAATATTTTCGAGTGGTGTTGGTAAAAAAAGTGTAAAATCTGTATCACTCGTTGGATCCAGATTATCAAGTATAACAGTGTGATGTTCGTATTCGAAATCGGGTAAAGTGGACTGACTGGTCACTAACGCCATTTATATATACTGGAGATTTTACTTCATCTTATAACTCGATTGTGCGACGACCAATTTTTGGCCACCACAAATACCGCCTCTACTGTCGGAGTAATATTCACCGAGACACTCTTCCTTGGACTCGAGATTAAAGAGCGATTCTTCATTGGTCGTTTCAATATCGACTGGGCTGTAGTAGCTGGTTCTCAAGAATTGGAGAACACATATTATGGCGAATACAATCGCGATAGATTTTAGGGTACTTTTGTTTGTAGCGTTAAGTTTCATTTGTATTGAACATACATTTTTTTTATAAAGTGCGTTAAAGAAATTAGAATAGTTTCAATATAAAGATTAATGGACGGTGAGATTATACTTAATCGTTCTAGTACAAATGTTATGAAATTGGATGATAATGAACAGGCACTAATGAACGAGATTGAGATTGAGATACCAAGACCTCAGCCTGTAAAAAAAGGAATGCCTAGACCTATGAAGACACAATTTACACCACCACAAACACAAACTTTTCAGGAAGACATTGATTCTTTTGCTAACCCGAACAAACAAAATCACCAATCCGCTCCACCACAAGAGGAACCCCTTGATTACGGAGAATATGAGGATGATGAACAAGGTGATGGATATGATTACGGCGGTGGCGGTGGTATGGGAGGTATTTACACAGAAGAAGAAAAACCATCACCAGGGTACAAAACAATAGATGAAGAAAAAGCAGACCTTGTAAATAAGATCGGTCGTTTAGAAAAGAAAGGGTTTACCGTAAATAAACGTTTGAATGCATATTCACCTATAGACGAACTTAGAACAGAAGTGAAACGAATCACGTATAGCATAGACGTCGATAAATCCGTCAAATTCTCGAGACGAATGCTTATTGCATGTACTACAGGACTTGAGTTTATGAACAAAAAGTATAACCCGTTTGAAATACAACTCGATGGTTGGTCAGAAAACGTCATGGAAAATGTCGATGATTACGATGAAGTTTTTGAAGAGTTGTACGTTAAGTATAGATCTAAAATGGCAGTCGCTCCAGAAATCAAACTCATAATGATGCTTGGTGGTTCAGCGATGATGTTTCACTTAACAAATAGCATGTTCAAATCAGTCATGCCAAATATGAACGATGTTATAAAACAAAACCCCGAACTCGTACAAAACATGATGTCTGCGGTTCAGAACACGGTTCCTAAATCACAACAACAATCTGGTGATACGACAGATGCAAACGGGCGACGCGAAATGCAGGGCCCGGGCCTAGACATATCAAGTCTCATGGGTAATATCATGATGCCACCAACACCACCAATGAGTACGACCAGTATACCAGCAAATATTAACGCACCCGGTGACGATGATATGGACGATGATATTTCGGATATTGCAGAGGCCGATATAGAAAATTCTAAGAATGAAAAGGACGATATGGATAATGAAGTTCGTGAAGTTAAAGTTACCCAGACCAAATCAAAAAGAGGCGGTGGAAAAAAGAAAAAGTCGGTCGAAATTAATTTATAAATGATAGTATAAATGATAGGGTATTGTCCTTTAGACGAAGATCCTATTGAAAGACCCCAACGTCAGGAGGTGGTCGCCAAACCCCAAGTGGTGAAACGTAAAAAACGTAACATTTTGGGTGAGGACGACACCGAATGTAATTACGTTGTAATGTTTTTTATCGCGGGCGTTATTGCTCTAGCGGTTATGGATTCACTCCCATCTAAAAAGTGAATAGTAAACCATCTACCATCCTGTTTGTTCCAGCATGGTAAATGTGATTTTGTTTTTTTAACCTTTATATTTTAATTAATTACGCATTTTCGAGTGCGGTAACACGCGCTAATAGATTAGCGACCTGTGTTTCTAAAGTTGAAACTTTCGTCTTTTCAGCTTGTAATTGTCGATCAACTTCCTGTAAAGCCGCAGTGGCTATAGTAAATATATATTCTTTCTTTACTATATTAAAATTATCAACTTCCTGTCCCATAACAAAAACCTGATTACCCGAAACGACATTTCCGGTATCATCTACCGAACCAATAATATTTGTTAAATCTTCCTTAACGCGAATTGATTTTGAATCTATAACAGTGTCTAATGTAAGTCTTTCTATTTTATCGTATACACTTTTAACCTGTATTGTAGATGTTACGTTAGATGTTAATAGATCGGACGTGTTGAAGTTCGTAAACGTTATAACATTCGAATCGGAAACGTTCGAGAGTTCGTATATATTTGGAACTGAATTTACAGAATCCATAACTGCTTCAGGAAACACATTAGAAACTTCCTGTGCGATGAATCCATAAACTGTTGTATCACCCCGTTCTTTAGTATCTATATATTTATACGTTTTTGGTTCTAAGAGACGTAATTTTTCTAAAGCGGATGCATCGGTAACATCATTTATATTTGTTTTTATTCTCGAATCTGAAGCTTGCCAAGTACCAGTGTGTGCGACGAAATAAGTATTCGTACCTATAGCACTTGATGCGCGTATACTAAAACCAGAAAAAGTACCTGACTGACCAGTGAAATTCGATGCATTACTATCACTACCACCTCGGAAATAATTTCGTGCAGCGTTAGTAAACGTGTTAACTTGACTCGTCCCATTTATATCTAGAAAAGCCCCTGGTGTAGTTGTTCCCATACCAATATTACCACTTATACCATCTATCATCATTCTCGAGTTAGACGTACTCGCCCTATAAGCACTACCATTATTTTGCGATGTTTCTAAACAAAAGTGTAAATTTGCGCGACTCCAACCAACTGTGTCTGCTATTATAGCACACTTGGGTTGGGCAGTTCCACCAGTAACATGTGGCGTACCTAAAAATAAAGCTGCCCGATCACCTGCAGCATCACTGTATGACTGTATGTATACATTAGATTCTCCAGATGATCCTTCTCTTTTTACGTGTAGATATGCCTCTGGCGACGATGTTCCAATACCAATATTATCATATATTCGAACATTTCTATTTGAACTACTCGTTCCCGCACCTACAATATCCAATGCGTAGTTATAACCTGCACCACTAAACGTACTGTACCCAATTTTACCCGCATTGCTTTCTTTTCCGGATACACCCGTCCCCCATTC